TGTTACAGAGTATGATGCATTACATAGATGGGTTCCAATTGTTGGTCCTGATGGAAGAGAGATGATAGACAGAAGTATTGAAGAAACTTTGAAGTTCTTAGTATGGCATTCATCTAAACATTATGACAATCAGCGAGAAGTATTAGACATTGGGAAGAAAGTTTATGATGAGAATTATTATTGTTGTCATGGATTTCCTATAAATCTCAATTGCGATAAATGTGTAGCTGATAGAGATAAATGTCCGATGTTGAAGATATATGATGGTGCGTTAGAATCTATTTCTGAGGAAGGTAGTTGTTTGTCTGGAGATGAAGAAATTATTCATGGTCCTGAAGCAGAATCTCCTGTTGAAAAATTACCTGATGATAATGCTATTACAAAGTTGTCTGATAATATTATTACTGAACCTATACCAGATCATAAACCAGTTCCTATAGAAGAAGCTATTAAGAATTTTTATGGCGCACAACTTGATAGAGAATCACTTGTGGATCCTTATGAACGAGCTACAATGTATCTACAGGTTAAGCGTTTGTCTGAAGACTTAGAGATCATTAAGAATAAGATCGAATCAGACATATATTCTGAGATTCCTGATATTAAATCTGTAGATAGTGATCGTTTTGTAACCGGTTTACCTAGTGTGAGTCCGTCTGTAGAGGCTCTTAGTATAGATTTTTATGAAGATGGTAATAAGTCTAAAGATTTAGAACCTGATATTGCTGATTATGATAAAGGATCTATTTTATTAACAGAAAATACAATTAGATACTCGTTGATGTGTCAATCTGGAGTTGAGCGTAAACGAATTAAGTATTGTAAAAAGTTGATAGATAAGATTTTAAGTATGAGGCTAAATGATATTGGTTCTAGAATATTATCATCTAAAGATTTACTATCAGAGCTCCGTAAGATGGGCTCTGCAGTAAAGAGCGTGTTACAAGACTGGTTTTCTGGAATGGTATGTGATGTTATCTCTTACGTTAGTGATTTGATTTTTGAGTATATTGAACAATTTTGTGAGAACCCTTGGGCATTTATTCCTTCTTCTTTAGAGGATACAATGCTATCTCATTATATGTATAGCACTCATCCTAAGTTGAAAGTTGCATTATGGAAAGACTATATCCTGTACAAAATGAATTATTGGTTTGAAAACAGAGGTCGTCCTCCTTCACAACATATCTGTTGTTATTTTAGCACTCGATCAGCGTATGAAGAACATGTTAGAACAAGAACTAGGTTAGAAGAATATGAGGAGACGCTATATAAGCCTATGAGCTTAAGACAATTTGCTTGTAAGGCTATAGCACAGATATCGGGTAGAGAAAAAGAGACTAAGATGGAATGGCCAGATCTAATGCGTGATGCTATATTACCATTAGGCTTGTCATATATAGTAGTTACTTCTTTTATACCTGCATTGATCGAACAGTTTTCTAACTTATATTGTGATGTTCAAGTGGGATATGATATGTCTGTTGACGAAGTTAAAATAGCTGATCAACAAACTAAGGATGACTGGTATAAAGCTAAACAAGAAATATTCCTTTCTAAACCGAGTGTGGAAGTTTCTAGAACTTATTCTGAATTAGAATCTGCTACTCTTAGAAACGTGTTCTTTATTAGAAACACTTGTAATAAGAAAATTGTTTCAGCTTTATCCTTTGCTAATCAATTTATGATAATGCCATATCATTATGTTCGCGAGTCTTATGGACATGTTCTACAATGTCTAAAAACAGAAATTTCTAGCTATGACTTTCCGGGTAATGCTATTATTGAATTCCAACTGTGTGAGAGGATGGTATTCAAGTTGCCTGGAGATTTATGCGTTGTATATGTTGAGAAAGCGATGGATCATATGCGTACTAAAGATATACTTGATTCATTTCCTACTGAACACATGTCAACTCCTATAGTTGGACGCCTTGTTTATAGGAAGACTTTAGGACAACCTTCTAAGATGGATGCAACTAGCATTTCGTACAGTAGTAACGCTACTAATTCGACGGAGCCATTTTCAGGTTATTACTATTTTAGCAATAACTTTATGGGATTGTGCGGCGCTGTGCTAGTTGATGAAAGCAGAAAAGTGTCTAGTATTTTAGGAATACATGTAGGAGGTGATGAAACAACTCGGC